GCGCCTTTGCTAATATGCGCCTTTGCTAATATGCGCCTTTGCTAATATGCGCCTTTGCTAATATGCGCCGCGCCGCGCTCCCGCACGCACCTTGGACAGACAAGACCAGACTTGAGTTGACGACGACGACGACGACGACGACGACTACAACGATAAAAGGATAATGGTTGACGACGCCCCGCTGCGCTATACTAGGCTAACAGCCAAACAAAGGAGGATGCTGTTATGACGATTAACCCCAGCCAAAAATCCAACTATCAATTATGTATCCCATGGAGGGATACCAACAGCCTTACCATAGCCCAACCCGATGGTACCGTGCGCTATGAGATTTACCCTTATGTGCAGGACAACCGCTGCATGGTAGATATTTACGAAGTGCATGTTAACCCGGAAGTTACCCCACACACAGAACTTACAAATTGGGTGACCACCGTTGCCCTGGAAAAGTTGCTGCCGCATACCATGGCGGCACTGGCAGAAATGCCATAAACGGTGGGGTGACTTGGGGCCACGGTGTTTCTACCGTGGCCCTTTTTTTGACCTAACCCCGGACTATGATTCAGACTGCGATTCAGACTGCGATTGATATGGGAGTGGGTGTGGTTGTGGGAGTGGGTGTGGTGGGGGGGAGATCCGAGATCTTAGATCCAAGCGACGACGACGACGACGACGACGACGGACTACCGCGCACAAAAAAAGAGCGGAGCGCCGAAGCGCCCCGCCCCATGAACCGTGCGGTGTTAGCCGACCAGTTTAATGTACGACGCAAAGCCGTTTTTCTTGCTGCCATTTAGGCCGATAAGCAAGTCGCCCATTCCGCCGCCCAGCGTTTTGACAACCTTGGGGTCACGGGCAAACTCTATAGCCGTGGCTTCCCACGCTGCCATGATGCCAAAGATGGTGGCGCGCTTGCCATGGTCCCGGGTTAGCGGCGTCGCGCTGCCCGTTAATGCGATTCTCGCTTTAGGGTTCGCGGTTAGAAAGGCAAACAAATCCGCCTTGCCAACTGGCTCCTTAGCATTGCCGGAACCAACTAACTCAACTACCTTCTGCTTTGACTGTGCCATAACTTTCTCCTGTATAATGGCCATCACCCCTAGTGGGGTAACTATTCGAACTTTACCATGGCGCTACCATCTAAGCAACTTCTTTTTTATCTTTATGGTCATGGTCCTTGGACCTCTGATCCTCGATCACTGAGCACATAGCCACGATCATGGATCGCCAGTCGCAGTTTTTCAACGGACTGGACCAGATCAACGGGACCGACGAAATCGACGACGGGACAGTCAAATCACGAATCACGGCCCCTGTGTAAAGATTCACTAGCCCCCTCCGGGGATCCCCGATCAATATAAATGACGACCCTCCCATACGATGACGACTGTAGTGCCATGATATCTGGTGTGGTCTGATTTTAAGTTGACTACTTCTTATAACCTTCAGTTCAACCCATAGATCATACGACTCAAAAAAGCCGTGGACGTCAGGTATCCCCGGCGAAGCCCATGATTCGAGACGAGTCCAATGGATTTTTAAGTCCGACGTACCGTCACGTAATTTTCTCCAAAGATCTGATTCCTTCATCTTCTTTCTCCTCAACAGGTGTCACATCTAGAATCGGCCTGTACTGATGGTGTATTTCCTGCAAGCGACGAACAACGTCGTCCCTGTCCATTGACTGAATGCGACCGACTAAAATCTCCTTGCGATCAACGTATAGACCCCCTACTTGACCCCGTGCTTTTTCTGCGTTAACGGCTGCGGAGTACGCCCCGTTATGTAGAGCGACGTCACGAAGTTTGGCTAGCTGCTCTACGTGATTTTCATAGGTGACTTCATACTTGCGTTGAAGTTCAAGACGGAATTGGTTGATCCTATCGGCGACGTATGGTTTGTCATTTAGGAGTTCTGCTGCCCGTACATTAGGATGTTTGTAGCCCGCTCGCCTTGCAGCTTCTGTGCCGCTTACTTGATTGACTACGTACTCGTATACGAACGTGCGTTGTTTGTCGGTTAGCTTTTGCCTTCCTACTCCTATTTCGTCATAGTCGGAAAGGCGTTCAATTTGTTCAGCGTCTGGCTTGCGTGGTTTGATTTTGCCAGCGTAGCTATTCTTAGCACCACTCATGTTTCCCTCGCGATATGTTTGGTTCGACCCTAAAGGTAGCTCAGATAGCTCGAACTATACAGAAAAACAAGTTTGCGCGCGCGCGGTTTAGGAGCCTTAGCTACCTATTGATTAAACCTATTAGACCTATTAGACTTTAAAATGAAACAATAACTCCCTAATAGGGGTTAACACTTTGACACCATTAGCCTATATCCAAAGCTATTAGACCTATTAGCATTTTTCGATCATTTGCTTTTATTTTTTCCATTCCTACTCGAGATGACTATAGGGCCATATATTTCGGACACATTGGCGGTTTTCTGGGATTGTGGTTTTACGACACCTTTTCTTTTGTGATAGTTTTGGCCCCACAAATATTGGAAAACCGCCAGAAAACTCGTGAACGGCCATGGCATCCCACAGCATCCACGGCATTTTCACGAACATTGGATTTCCAATAAACATTTGCAACGAAAGCAAGTACAACCCATCAACGCAAAACATCTTGCCGGCCCACGCACAAGCGGGGATATATTTTCACATATTGCTCCAATGGTCGGGGTTGATATTTTGCACCTTGGTCATTCTTTTTATCTAACCCTAAATGCTCAGCAGCAGCATCACCAGTATGCCCAGCGTGGCGCAGGATATTGTCCACACGGTTATTTCTATGGCGGCGCGTTTAAGCTCTTTCAGCATGGGGCGTGTTCCTCTATCGTTTATGCTTCGTCGTCGTCGTCTTGGGCGATGAACACCCGGCGCGTGGTTTTGGCGTTGTCGTAAAGACATTTGGCCAGCACTCTACCACGTTTGTCCGTAAAGGACACAATGCCCATTTCGCCGCACCTGTATTCGGTCACATAGTTATCGGTCCAGCCGAATGTTCGCAGCCACGCGGCAAGCTCATGGTCGGTAAAGGGCTTTTCAACCAAAATAAAAAAGGCAGATATGCCCCTTTCATTTGCATTTTCCGGCACTTCATCAAAATGGCGCACCGCGCCCTGGGGATCCATGTACCCGGCACCCTGGCCCAACTCAATTTGGTAGTTGAGTGTTATTTTCAAGTCAACAAAGCGCCGCTGCAATTCCCGTACGATGGGTACGGGCGGGTTCCACGCCGTGAGGAAGTTGTGCGCCACCTGCACGCGCCCATCATCGGGGAGGATAAATTGGGTGACCTTGCTGTGTTCGTAGGCGTTCCACTTGGTGCCCCAGTTGTCCACGGCCCAGACGTTCCACTTGGTGCCCCAGTTGTCCCAAGTCCAGGTGTACCCTTCGGGCATGGGCACGATTTTGTTAAAATCAATACAATCGCCCACATACGCCGTAAACTCCCGCACAGCTTTGTCGCTGCCGGTGGCTACAAGAATATTTTCACAGTCCTTAGGCATGTTACATCCTCCTTTTATTTGCTGCCATAAGTAAAAGTACACTCCGATAAAGCAGAAAGCTATTTCTCTTTTGTCAAGGTTAGTCTTTTGTTTTCGTTACGCACACTGTTCGTTAAATCTATACATTCATCACGTTTGTGTTTCACAGGGGCATATCTGCCTTTTTTCCAGTAAACGGACAATAATTTACTTGCGATATATATTCGCCGTTACAAACGAACATACCATTTTCATTTTCAAAACAAACAGTAACTGCCCGACCCCGATTACTCAAGTAAATTTCATTTTCGGCATATTCTTCGTCATCGTCAACCAAACTGTAGATTATATTCATCACACATCCTCCTCTTTTTAAAATTCCCCCCAGCCCGCGCTCCGTGCGCTGGCGTTGTCAGCGGCTATGGCTGCTTCTTCTTGGCGAATTTGTTCCATAACCTGCGGGTTATCTTGGCAGGCTTCACAGATGGCCCGGTTGCCGTGAGGGTCGGTGCTGCCACAGGTCACCTTGACCATAACGTAGTCAAAACGCATGGGGACGTAATATTCAACATCATTGTCACACATGGTAACCTCCTTGCTTGGGTTTTGGAAGAACGCTTACTTGTTACTCCCCGTTAGAATGCAACCAATGAACGCGCTGCTAACGATGCATAGCACCGTATCCGCCGCTTGAGTTCCTTTTGTTTGGCCAGGGTTAAGTGTAAAACGGGACGCTTTGGTGAACAAGCGCCCCGCTATCCACCGACCAAGTTTTTGTTCCTAGGATACTTGCTTTGTTTCAATGGTTTTGGTGGCAAGATCCACTATGTACAGCCAATCAA